AAATTGACCGCGCCAGCCTTCGTGGCCTTCGGCGCAATAAACACCGTCATGCTAGCCCGCTTGGAATCGTAATTGTAATAACGCGGTCTGCCGGTACTAACTTGGTCTACATAATGCAAAATAGTGCGGTAAGGCATAAGAGTCAAACCAAAACCATCATAATTCACTTCTTGCAAGTCAATATTCACAGCGTCACTTGGCAAGTTAAACTGCGATTGATTCGGCGCAAGAGGCACCGAAGCTACCGCCCGAGGAAACCCGAAAGTGTACGCCAACTCTTGCGCTGCACGCTTAAGAAAGCCAAGCAAATCAGCATCCGAATAGTACTCGGTGCTGGCCTCGGCCAGAACGTCATTCCGTAAAATATCGCGTGCTTCACCGAACGTCATCTTTCACCTCATTCAAGGCGGGGCTAGCTCGATGTGAGCCAGCCCCGCATTGCGCCGCGCAACCTGGGCTTACGAGCCAGGGACGAGAAGAACACGGCGAGCATCGGTAGCACCCACGCTAAAGCGCATTTGGATGCGGTGAGCAATCGCCTTCGGATCGTCAAGGTTGTACGTGTCGGTATTCGGAGCTTCGCGAACGTACATGTTCAACTTCTTGTCGCGACCGACAACAATCGTGTCTTCGGGGTTGGCAAGGTACACGTTCTCCACAACCTTATCAGCAGTCATGCCGAGGGTATTGTAGATGTTCGTAATGCCTTCGTTGGCGTTCGCGCTTGCGCTGTACGCTGCACCGCCGCCGGTACCACTCGTGTAAACAAGGCGATCGTACGCGCTGCCACTCGAGAGAATCTGACGCCAGAGCGGAGCCAGTTCCGGAGCCACTTGAATCGACTCAATCTCCACGGGAGTCCAGAAGCCTTGGTCATTCAGCACGCGCTTGAAGTACGAGTAAATGACTTGCAGCGTGGCGTAGGTTGGGCCGCCAGTCGCAGTAATGTTGCTGTACGTGGTGGGGTTACCAACCAGTTGGTGGTCAATAGCGAAGATGCTCTTGCCGTCCCAGGTGGCGTACTTGGTGGCGTCCGTGCCGCTATTGAACAGGTCGGCAGCAACCACTTCCATGCGGTAACCAGCACCCTCACCCATGGTGCCCACGACATCAGTAATCACACCGTACTGGTCGTCATCAGCGGCGACCTTCGTGTAAACGTACTGGTAACGGTACTCAAGGTGACGGTAGATAACCTTCGGGCTAATTTCAAAACCCACTTGAGGGGTCTTAACGGTATCGCTGGCCACCTGCGGAACTGCCGGCAGGCCAGAGTACATGACTTCCATTTCCAGCGCGTTGCTGGAGGGAGCCACATTCAAGAAGGTTTGGTGAACGCGAGGAATAGACTCCAGGCCTTCACGGCTAATTTTGGACCAAACTGCACGATGCAGTTTAGCGTCGAAGTTCTGAGCAATCGGCGCAGCCATCTACATCATCCTCCTTAGAAGCTTGCTTCATCGGTTACAACGCCGACGACAAAACCGGTGAGATCACCAAGGCTGGTTTCACGGCCCAGGCGACGAATGATGAACACGCCATCAGTCGTTTCTTCAAGGTCAACAACACCATCTGCCGTAAGTTCAAACGGACCATTGCCGATATCGGTTTGCGCGATACCGCCGCTGTCCGTCGTCACGAACGGAACCTCAATCTCCTGGTCTTCACCCAGGAGGGCCAAATCGACGCTAACCTTCGTGCCTTCGTACTCGTCATCCGGGTACTTATCCATGGCAACGGCAAGGTTCTCATCGGCTCCAGCAACAATCGTGGTCACTTCACCGTTTAACACGCGCACGAACTGATTACGCGCAATTACGGCAGTGTCATCGACAGCCACTGGACCCATCTTCGTTTCGGGACCAATGAATCGAACACTCATCTTATAACCTCCGTCAAGTCAGCCCGCTTATCGCGCGCGTGCTGCTCGATACCCATATCGTCCAACTTGCCTGATTCGCTGTCAACACGTTCCTGCGCCTCAAGCACCTGACGCTTACGGCGCTCATCGCGGTACTTACGGTACCCAATCATGAGAATGCCGCCACCAACGGCAACACTATTGTGCGGCCCCACCTCAAACTGGTTAATGTGCAACTTCCCATCCACGTGCGGATTGGTCGTAACCTCATCAACCTCAACCACGCGGAACCCCAAACCCTTAATGAACGACAGGTGCCGCCCGTTATCAATCCGAGGGTCAGTAGCCCAAGTAACCACGCGATCCGCAGGCAAATTGCTAACGCGCAAGAACTCATCCAACGGCCCCATGCGCTTGCCTTGCGACTTAACGCGAAACTCCTTGTAATTCTCAAGGACTGCATCGCGCGGGTCGAAACCCTCAACGTTATTCACGTAATCGTTAGCGTCTTGAATTTCACTCTTCTTAACAGCCATTATCGCCTCCACCCGCGCTTGCCAGACGGAACGTCATAAATGGCCGTACCGTTATTGTTTGCGCTAGGGCTACGTTCATTAAATTTCGGATCGTAAAAGTCCTCAGGACCCTTAATGATGCCGCGTTGAATGTAAAACTCACCCACGGCACGGTCCTCATCAGACCGCCAAGTTACCTTGCCTTGATTAGCCCGCTGACCCGCCTGCGGTTGGTACGCGCCATTCGGAGCCGACGGCGGCACCTTCGGTTGATTAGCACCCTTGCTCATCTCGTCATACTCCAAATTCTTGCGAATCATTTCAAGCATCATCTGATTACCCTTCAAATGCGGTTCCAACTGACTAACCATCTGGTCAAATCGAGCTTCAACCGCACGGAAGGTCGGACGGTTCGCATGCTGCATCTTGTACTGCTGCACCACCGTGCCCACCTGCTGATTCACCAGCAAACGCTCTTGCTGACGCATGCGAGCCTCAACCAAACGCTCCTGCAACGTGTCAATCTCTTCCTTGACGCGCTCACGCTCCCAGAACGACTGCGGATTCTTATCATCCAACTGCGGCATGCTCTTACGCTTCTCTTCAATGCTCACCCGCAATTGAGCCACTTCATCCAACTGCTCAGGCTGAGCCTGCTGCAATTGCTCCTGCCGCATGCGCTCCAGCATCTCCAAGCGCGTCTCCGCCTCAATAGCTTTAGCCTTCCAGTCCACGTGAGGCTGAGCCTGCTCCTGCTGCTCTACAACTTCACCGTCCGCAACGCTGCCGTCCAAATCCTGATCGCCAATTGGGTTGACTTGATCTTCCAACATTATTTCTCCTTAGACCGAGAACGCAACTCGGATTTTGCGGTAGCCGCCATATGCCGCAGTTCCTCAATGGCACCAGCGATAACGTACGTACGATTGACATCCTGTTTAATCACAGCTTCCTCCAACTGATTCCTCCGTCGTTCAATGTTCTCCTCGCAGTAACGAACCAAATGCGCCAAGTTTGTATCAGTGAAGCTTTCTAAGCTCACTGACCACCACCCGTTCGCATTGAGTTCATCATCTGACCAAACTCCTGCATTTCAGCCTGCGTCGGCAGGCCTTCAGGAGACTGAGGAGGCAAGTAATCCGTCCAATTGTGAATATCCATGCTGATAAGCCAATCCTTCATGGCATGCCAGAATGGCGAGTACTGGTAAGCGTAAACAAGCGCAGGCATCATGTTCTGAAGCAAAGCCTGCATCTTCTGCGCCCGCATCATCTTGTCTGGAATCAACTGCCCACCGTTAGGCACCCACTCCATGTCATCCCGCTTAGCGGACGAGATAAACAATTGACCGCGATTCTGGCGCGTTTGCTGAAGAACCATTTGAGTAACAATGTCTTGTTCTTCCGGCCCGAACATGACACCGCTTGATTGTTGAATGTACTCAACCATTCGAGCGGCCAAGTCCTCATCCGTAATTTCACTAGCGGCAATCAAGTACTGGTCACTACCCTTAAACACGGGCATGACACCCATGGGTTCAATCTTGTACTTGTAAATCAACGACCAATACATTTTCGCGAACGTACTTAAATCGTAACTAATGTTAGCCAAATCCTCAGCCAACTTTTTACTAGCCGCATTCGTCACGGCATTAATCTCGGTCGCCGACCGCACGGTATTCAACGGCAAACCATTCAATTGCAAATCGGAAAAGGTAGCGTCATCCCCCAGCACCCGCACGGCCTGAAGCAAGTTCAACGCCTCATTCGCAGGCGGCAACGGCAACGAGTACACGCTCTGGGTCGGGTCACCCCGCGTAGGCACAATCATGCCCGGCGCAAGCCCCTTATCCTTAATCAACGACCAAATCTCACTATTCTCATCCACAAACACTGGCGGACTAATAGCCAGTTGATCGTGGGCAAGCTTGCTGTTGTACGCAAAATCCATCACGTTCTGAATGCCCTCAAGTACCTGCGCATAAGATTCACCATAGAAGTACCCGATGCGAGGCATGGGCCGCAGGGGCGCGTACGGTGGCGCGTCAAACACGTCAATGTACGGGCTTTCCTCAAGGCGCAAAATTTCAGTATTTACCTTGCTGTAAACGATTCTCCACAGGGTGTGCGGAATGCCTTGCTCCTCGTCACCCCAACGGTAATAGCACTCCCACAATTCATGCAATTGATTGTCATTCTGCCAGGAGAACACTTGACTACCGTCGTAAATCTCGTCCGTTGTTGGCCGCGTGGCAATGTTGCTTTTTAGCCTCTCGACCGCTTCCGCGTCATACTCGCCTTCAATAGCGCGAGCTTGAACAATATGCCAAGGCTCAACAAAGCGGTAAAAAGTACTAACTCGACTAATGTCCTCAACACCCGCTGGAGCCACATGGAAATCCTCCAACCGCACGGCCTTACCCTGAATCACGTACTCATCGAACGGCTTGGAGACGCTCAATTGCATCACGCCAGTACCCGTAAGGCACGCCTCCTGAATAGCCATGAACATTTGACGCTGCGTGTTGGAACGGTCAAGTTCCCGCTCCATCAACGTCTCCCACACCGGCTGGTTCTTTGAGGCTTCACTCGTGTAAGGCCGCACGACAAAGAACGGGTCTTGATTCAAGGCTCCGCGAAAGTGCGCCGTGGCACCCATGACTTTGGCGCGAATGTACGGCATCACGTGGTTTGGCGCGCCCTCATACGCAGGCGGTTGCTTATCCAGGCTGAAGTACGCTCGGTACCGGCGCACGCGGTCATCAATCCGCACTTTGCTGCCTTCAGCCGCCAGAAGGTCACGCTCTAGGTCACTTTTAATCTTTTGGTATGCCTGTTGAGAAAAGTTGGGATCGATAGGCGGTTGCGGCAATTCATCCATCATTCCGCCCATCATGTCCATGTCTTCCGGCATGGGAACATCCATGGCTGCTGGGTCGAAACCCATCATGTCCATTGGCATTCCGTCTGTTGGTCTATCCATCTTTACCTCCACGTAAAGAACGGTTTAGGTTTTACGGCGGACTCAACATCAGGACGCCGATCGCTGGTATTGTACACGGCCATTACTGCATAACGTAACGCATCAAGTGTATCATCATTCTTTTTAGCCCTAAAATCCTCCCAAGTCATGTAATGCAAGGTCTTAATCAGCATCGGACAATTCGCCGTAACGAACAAGCGAGGCTTAGGGTCAGGTTGGTAAATACTTGCAGACTTAGGCCGCAAGTAATCCTTCAAACGCGCAATGCTCAAATCCCGATTCTTGTTCGCTCGCTCAAGCGGACGCAAGCCAGCATCCATGTAATCATCCGCAATCGTGCCGGGATTGCGCGGGTCAACATTCCACATTTGCGTATCCGCAACAAACCGAACCTGCTCAAACCCGCCAATCTTCTCCATAATCCCGTACGCATTCTCCTGCGGACTCAAATTCCGCTCCGCATACTCGTCAAACAAGAACAATTCTCCACCTGGCCCTAACGCCAGGAACACGGCAGCCGTCGGGTGGTCAAACCCGTGATCCATGCCGACAACCACGCGCCACGTGTACGGAATCATTTGCTCAGGAATCACGTGCGTTTGCGGGTCAAACTCCGGGAATAACAAGCCAGTTTGCGTGTCTACTTTGCCGAGAATGTACTTTTCCCTCAAAGCGCCGCTGACGCTGCGGGCGTTCGCCAAGTTTTGCCGGTTCAAACTCTTGTTCTCATGCGTAAAAGCGTAAATGCACAAGCGTTGAATAACGACCTGCAAGTCCTTAAAATCCACGGGATGACTTAAACCAGTCAATTCCACCGCGTTCTCATGCAACTTCGTGATCAAATGCCGCTTGCCATCCCGCAAAACCAAGTCATTCTCGAACAAATCTTCACCAGGCAATTGCGGCGAGTACAATTCCTCCCGCAAACCCACGTTCCGCTTCACCCAATCCGGCGTCATCTCCAACCCAGGGTGCGGTTTACCCACGAAACGCCGCCACAGCCAATTGTTGCCCTCGTCGTTTGCCACAATTTTCACTTGGTTCTTACCAAGTTTCCCAGTTTCCCGATGGTAAACCTTCTGCCGCAAACGCAAAACGCACATGTCGAACATTTCCTCAAGAATCTTGTCACCCTCATCAATAAAAATCCTAAAAGGCTGCAAGGACTTGAGTTTCTGCACGTAATCACCCGTCATCAAACCAAAGCAAAACAATTGACTTTGCCGTGGCACGCCATTATGGTCAGGCACGGCAGGCCACGTGATAACGCTTTCCGTCTTATTGTGATGCGCAATCAAGTGCCCACCCTTATTAAGTAAATCAACAAGGGTAGTTCGCTTTAGATTCACAAGTTCATCCCGCGCCAAAACCATTGTGCAACCTGGGTAATCAAAGCCAGTCTTGATAATGCTGGTGATTAACGAGTCCGACTTGGCCGTACCGAAACCGCCAAGCCAAGCCATCTCCGTATACCGCTCGTCATTCAAAAACGTTAAGTACTTGTCCTCCAAGCCGGAAGGCAAGGTAAAAGTTTCACTAACGCTTTTCATGCATCACCGCAATATCATTAATCACGCTAGACAAGGTAGCACGTTCACGCGGCACCACCGCTACTGCCGCCTCAACCTCAGGCCAAGCATCCGGCATGATGCCAAACTTCACCACCGCATTAACGTCCTTGATCCGGCGGGACTCCCATTGAATCGACAGGGTAGTACTCCACGTCCTCACTTGCGGTCTCCACTTCGGCAATCGAGCCTGGTAACCCGACAACCCCCGCGAGCGGGTCAGGTGGTACATACGTAGCCTCAAGAGCCGGTCGGTTTTCGGCGGACGCGTCCAACGCAAAAGCCACGCGGATGGTTCCGCCATTGTCCACCTGCGTTTTGTCCGCCCGGAGCATTCCGCCTTGCCTATAAACCCACGTAGCCGCTTCACGAAAGTCCTTGAAGTCAGCCTGTTCATCCAAAGCCTTGGCAAGCATCCTCCCAAGAATCGCTCGCTCCTTATCAGGAGTCAACTGAGTATACGTGATTAATTCAGTTAAACGCTCACGAAAAGCCTTACTGGTAAGCATGTAATCCAACTGCTGCTCAGACAATCCTGTTGCGCGGGACAACTTTTTCAACGGAACATCTGTATTTCGAGCAATGTAGGAGGCTAGCTCTTCGACGTT